CACTGGGAAGAAAGAACTTCTGGATATTTTGCAGGGGGATAATGCAGAATGATTGGTTAACGGAAGAAGTTCATCTTCCTTTTTGCAATTTTCTGCAAAGCCCATATCCCAAGAAAAAGCTAATAGAACTTCCCCGTGGTTTCCTTAAAACTACAATTGCCTCCGAATATTACCCCATATGGCGTTCTCTCGATTATCCTTCTATTCGTGTATTAATTACACAAAATACCTTCGATAATGCTGCTAAAAAAGTATATAAAATACGTTCTATATTTGAAAAACATCAATTGTTTCGTGCACTTTATCCTGAACTTATACCAAACTTTAATAGCAAAAGTATTCGCTGGTCTAATGAATGTGCCGAAATAAATAGACCAGAAACCTTTGAGGAGGGCACATTTGAAGCTGCTGGTGTAGGGACTAAAATTACTACTCGGCATTATGACATAATTATAGAGGATGATTTAGTAACAGCAGAGGCAAGCGATTTAAGTGAAGAAGAAATTGCACCTAATATGGAGGATGTAGCCAAAGCCATAGGTTGGCACAAGATGGCTACAAATTTATCCATCAAACCCGAAACATTTGAACGTATTGTTATAGGTACTCGTTGGTTTCAGGAAGATATGATTAATTTTGTTCAAAAAGAGCCAGGGTATGCTAAATTTTTTATGGATGTATATGGTCGTAAATATTTAGGAGAAAGCAAAGAAGAGGAAGCCATTTATCCTTTTCGATTTAGTAATGAGGTATTAGAAGAACAAAAAATAGAACTTGGCACATATATGTTTGCCACACAAAAATTGCTTGACCCAACGCCTTTATCCAGAATGATATTCAAGCCCCAGTGGACACGCTATTACAATGTTGCACCTGAAACCAAGAATATACTTTGCGTTGACCCAGCAATAGGTGAAACTAAACGTCATTGTGATAGTGCCTTTGTAGTATTGGGTGGTGCTGCCAATGGTTTAATGTATATACTTGAAACTATATCAGGTCAATTAAGCCCAACTGACCAAATAAAACTTGCTTTTGCACTTATGCGTAAATATGAAATTAGAAAATTAGTTGTTGAGAATATTGCTTTTCAAGAAATGCTTGCACAAGCACTGGAACTTGAAAGGGATAGGGTTGATGACAAGGGTGTTAAGATTAATGAAGATGTACATTTTTCTGTTACAAGAGAAACCCCTGGTGGTAAGGACAGTAAAGATGCAAGAATAAAAGGTATGGTTCCAGTCTTTGAATTTGGCAAGATTTTATTAACCAAAGATATGAAGAAGTTGGAAAAGCAGTTAAGGGAATATCCCTATGGAAAGAAAAGGGATTTAATAGATGCCCTTGCTTATGCCATAAGAAATGCAGGTTACAGTAAAATAAGAAAAAAGGTCGAGGTATATGACCCCAATAGTTTTGAAGCTATAATAAAGGAATTAGACGAAAAAGCAAATAAGGGTGAAAGCCCCTGGCAAAAAGCACGAGATTACAGTGCTAATGCAAGTCCAAGCATATGGTAAGGGGAGTGATAAAAATGGTTAATAAGATTAAAGGTTTTTGTATTGATTGTTGGAATTTTAATCTATTTAAAAGGGCGAAAGTTTTTACTTTGCATAATCCCATTAATAGAAAGTGGTTGTCCGATGGTGATTTATCTTGTGAAATCAGGAGACTAACTTTTAAAGAACATGTGAGGGGTTTATGTGAAATATTTAAAGTGAATTTTTTAGAAAAGGAGTGATAATTATGGGAGTATCTCATTATAGAAAAAGTGTAAGCTCTGGTATTTTAACTGAATCTGCAAGAATATTTGAAGAAGAAGGTTGGTTTAATGGTGCAATACTTACAGGTGGAAGCGTAGATTCAATGGTAACATTTTATGATAGTGCAGATGAAGATTTAGCTGGCAAGTTGGAAGTAGGTTATATAAGTGAAGCTGTCCCGTTATTTGATTTTGCAGTACACGTTAAGCATGGTATATATGCGGAAGTAGCAGATGGTGCGGAATTTATGTGTTTATACGATAAGTAATATGTGCTGGCGTAGCTCAAGTTGGCAGAGCAACTGTCTTGTAAACAGTAGGTTGTCTGTTCGATTCAGACCGTCAGCTCCACAAGGAGATAATGTTATGCCAAATAGAAATGGAAAGGGTCCGAGAAAACGAAGCCCAAGACCAAGTAGGCGTAAAGGTGGATTAAGAAAAGGTAAATGTAAATAGAGGTGATTTAAATGCCTTTGAAAAAGGGTAGGTCGCAAGCGACAATTTCTGCTAATATAGCGGAATGTATTCGTTCTTATAAAAGTAAGGGAACAATAGGTAATACTACGCCAAGGAATTTAAAACACGCTATGAAAATATGCCAGGCTGCCGCATATACAAGTGCACGGGGAAGCAAGGGTAAGTCAGTAATCTCAGAAGCATTAAGGAAATAATATGTCATATAGAAATAAAGAAGATGAAAAAAAATATCGTGAAAGAAATCGAGAAAGAATAAAAAAACAAAAACATCAATCATATCTTCTTTATTCTGATAAAGTTAAGGAAAGAGTAAAACGATGGCAAGATGATAACCCTAAAAAAACTAAAAGTTATAAGGTAAAGTGGAGAGAGAATAATCCAGAATATAATAGACAATATTATTTAGATAATATAGACAAAAGAAAAGAATACGAAAGAGATAATAAAGAACGAAAAGATATAAAATTCAAGGATTATCGCATAAAATATCGTTTAGAACATAAAGAAAAATTGGCAAAGTATTTTAAAAAATACAATCAAGAACATAAGACAGAAAGAACGGCATATAGCAACAATAGAAGGAAAACTGATTTGAGATACAATCTTAATCATAAAATAAGAAATGCAATATTAAAAGCATTAAAAAGAAACAAAAATGGTTATCATTGGGAAACGCTTGTTGGTTATACATTAGATGCCTTAATGAATAGATTGCTTCAAACAATGCCCAATGGCTATAATTGGCAGGATTATATGGAAGGTAGATTACATATAGACCATATTATTCCCAATAATGTATTTAATTATGACAATCCAAAACACCCAGATTTTAAACGATGTTGGGAATTGAGTAATTTACAGTTGCTACCCGCAAGAGAGAATATAAGCAAAAGCAACAAATTAGAAAAACCATTTCAACCTGCATTAAAAATATATATTGCGGAAGGAGTACAATTATGACAGATGCAGAAGAACTTGCAAAGTGGAATGAGAACCTAAAGGGTAGTCAAACTTACATGAAAGATTTCGCAAATCCACTTAATTGGGGTATATACAGAAATTTTTATCGTGGTGAATTTCAACACGGTTCTGTAGGTAAGCGTAAATATTCAGTAGCACTTATATTTGCTATACTGCGTAGTATGATACCAAGAATATATTTTACCAATCCACAAGTTGTAGTAACCAATGAAGTGCCTGGCTATTATCTGCAATCAAAAATTGTGCAGAAAATAGACAATAAGACGATACGCAAGACCAAGTTGAAGCAGACACTCAAAGAACTGATATTGGATGCTGGACTTTGTGGGACAGTCCCACTTTTGACTGGTTTTGATACCGAATACGGATATGACCCACGATTTAAGGAAACTGTTATAGACGAGAAAACTGGTGAAGATATTGAGATTGGCGGAACACTGTTGCAGTTTGATGAGAAAACTGGCGATAGATTAGAATATAACGAAATGATTAAACCAGGTATGCCCTGGGCAGATAAGATAAGACCAGAGTTTTTTATGGTGCCTTACGGATATGACAGATTACATAAAGTGCCCTGGGAAATGAGAATGTATGTTCGTCATTTAGATGATGTAAAGAAAGACCCCCGCTTAATTAATGCAAAAAATATAAAAGCAAATGCCATAACCACTTTTGACTGGATGAAAGAAAAGAAACTGCATCAGATGATGCCTAAACAAAACTTTGGTGATTTTGTTTTCCTGTGGGAAATAAGGGATTTAAAAACTGGCAAATTAATGATTATGCAGGAAGGGCATAAAAAGTTCTTATATAACGAAAAAGATGAATTACAGAAATTCGGTAATCCATATATGGAATTAACTTTTAATCCTGACCCATTATACTTCTGGGGTATTCCCGATGCTAAATATTTGGAAGACCAGCAGTTAGCTATGAATGAAGTAAGAACCATACAAATGGAAACAAGACGAGCATCATTGTTAAGATTTATATATGACCAGAATATAATAACAGATGAAGCCGAGATTGAAAAACTTCTTACTGAAGATGTTGCTTGTGCAATTAAAGCAGATGGTGATGTGGATAAGGGAGTTAAAATATTCCAACCCTATGTGCCACCTGATTTTGATATGAATGTAGAAGCCATAAGAAAAGATGCACGTGAGATTAGCGGATTAAGCCGTAATCAAGTTGGTGAATTTGAAGGTGGAAGGAGAACTGCCACCGAATCTCAAATTGTGCAGATGGCTTCACAAATAAGAGTTAATGAACGCAAGGATATGGTTGCAGATTTACTTGTGGATATTGTGGAAAAATATAATCAATATATGTTCTCGCAATATAAGGTGCAACAAGTTGAAGATATAGTTGGTCCCGATGGGGTGCGTTATTGGGTTAATTTTACTTATGAACAAATCAAGAGTAAGTATGCGTTTAGAGTTGACCCAGAAAGCGGTATGCCTGTAAGTTCAGAAACGAGGAAAGCAGATGCAATAGCGGTAGCACAATATATACAAAGCAGTCCGCTTGTGGCAATGGCAATGCAGGGTGGAGGCGAAATGCCTTATAATCTTGAAGCATTAGACAGGTTTGTATTAAGTCAGTTTGAAGGTGTGCCTTTAGATGAGATAATGCCCATGCGTGCAGGTGCAGGTGGAAGTCCAGAAACTCCTATATCAATAGAGGGGTTACAAAAAAAATTAGCAGCGGGGGAAGGTGAAGCTGGTGCCACTGTATAAATTGCGTTGCAAAGCGTGCAACAAAGATTTTGAACAAATATCATCTGTAAATGACAGATTAAACATAAGGTGTCCTAAATGTGGCGGCAATACAGAAATTCTAATACAGCCAACTAATTTTCATATCTTTGAACCATATTGGCATCCAAATCTTACGTCTAAACCCGTATGGGTCAAGAGCAAAAAGCACTTAAAACAATTAGATAAAAAGTATAATATGACGAGTTCCTATTAGGGAGAGGAGGAGAAATCCCTTGAAACGAGGAAAAGAAGATAAAATAGTAATTACCAAAGACGAGGCTTCTAAAAAAATCGAGGTAAAAGTTGAGGGTTTATGGACTGGAAAAGATAGGCACAGAATTAGTAGAATGTTATTAAGAGCAATGAGAACTGCTGCTTATAAAGAAAGACAAGTCCGCAAACAAGCTGACCAAGCAAATAAACCAAAAATTGTTGACCCCATTGAACAAAAACGACTTGCAGGATTAAAAGCATATTGGGCAGCTAAAAAATTAAAAAAGTTAGAGGAGGGAAAGTAAAATGTCCGAGGACAATGAAAACAAAAAACAGAATGATGATTTAAAAGATAAGGAGATAGAACAACTTAAACGAGAAAAAGCTGCAATTGAAATGAAATTAAGAAGGGCTGACGAAGACTTGTATGGTGAAGATTACTTGAATTACTTGCAAGAGCAAAAGGGAAAGCAACCACCGCAGAATAATTTTATGTCTGGAGGAAGTCTAAGTGATTATTCTGATGAAGAACTGCAAAATTTGCCAGTATCCAAGTTGGTAACTGGAATTGCCAGTGAAGTTTATAATCAATTAAAGAGTGATGAAAGCAGGAGAATGACCAAAGATGAAAGGGATAAACGCAAAAAAGAAGTAGCTGCAACGAGGACAGAGATAAAGAAATTTGCTAAAGACCACCCTGATTTTTGGAACTATGCTGCCAGAGTTGATGAATTAGCTGACGAAAACCCCAACTTGAATACCGAACAACTTTATGTATTGGCTGGTGGTAAATTAGAGGGAAAAGAACCACCACCAAAGAAGCAAGAACCTGAACCTAAACCTAAACCTGCTCCTAATACAAGACCAGGAAACGAGGCTGGTATGAAAAAGTCAGACAAAAACCTATCTCGGAGGGAAATCATTGCAGAAGAATATCAAAAACTAAAATAGATAGGATGTGAAAAATAATGGCTCTTCCAACTTTAACAAAGAAACTTGATGATTTACACTCATCTACGTGGGAGAGAGTAAAAACTGATGTAGTTGATAACATCTTTGACGCTAATACTATTCTCAAAATAATGAAGGCAAGGGGTAAATTTGTAGAATACAATGGTGGAACTGATATTATGCAACCGCTGGAATATGGAGAGAATGAGAC